AACCCCGACGGCACACCTAATATCCTAATTGACGATTATGGCGTAAACATAGCAGCGTGGGAAAGTGCCGGAGGCATAGGGTTCAAGCACAAGGATCACAAGTTTGAAAGGACTGCCAAAAAACTAAAAGCAGACATTGAAGAAAGTTTCCAAAGCCTAATTAGAAATTACATAGAAGAAAAGTGGAGTGCCAAATACAAGAAAAGCATCAACTGCTCCAACCCAAAGGGCTTTTCACAGAAAGCACACTGCGCAGGACGCAAGAAGAAATGAGAATTTTCGAAGTAGTTGAAAACTTTGCTGATGGTAAAAATCTACCAGATGAGTTTTTAAAAAGTAAATTTTACGATGAGTCTGACGATTGTAAAGAATCTACTAAAAAGTTTGTAGAATTTATGAAATCAAATAAACTTCCCGAACCCAAAGTTATTTGGCTTGCTCCACCAAAAGATATTAAAAAGTTTCCTGGTAAAAGCGGGCAGGGAGACGCACACATTATGCCTATAGTAGGTAATGATGCCATTGACTTTACGGCAAAACAATTCGGTGTAAATCAAATACCATTTATTACGCCCATGAGTAAGGTAAAACAAGTTTATAATGAAATAGGTGGATATTATACGGATGCTCCGGATTGGGTTCCGGGTAAGACTACACACATCATAGGAACATTTAACAGTTTGCCACAAAAGGCATTAGGACTTGCAGAAAACTTTGCTGACGGTAAAGTAAAGGGCAAGAGCCGTCCAGGACGTGTAAAGCGTTCAGGTGCCAGTTGTAGTGGCAGCGTAACCAGCCTAAGAAAACGTGCCAAAAATGCAAGTGGTGAGAAAGCCAAGATGTATCACTGGTGTGCAAATATGAAAAGCGGACGCAAGAAGGGGTAAATAGTGTTATGAGATTGAAAGAACTATTCAGCGAAGGTTTAAGTCCACAGGAAAAAGCTCAAAAGATGAGCGATTACGATGCTAAGAAAAAGGCATTGCAGGACATTCAACTTGACCCAAACACAGCAAAAGACCCTGATCTAAAGAAAGAATTAGCAAGACGCAAGAAACAACTGGAACTTACCAAGGAATCTGCCACAGCAGGTGCTACAAGTTCAGCAAATATTGGCACTGTAGTAAGTCCACATTTAGCAATTGGCAAGGATAGGGGTAATAAATCCTACACGGGCAGTCCCGGAAAGAGCGGTACAAAGGCTCCAAGACTTCCAAAAATAGCACAAAAGAAAAAATCAGACGGAACAGCAGTAAATGCGCTGGATATAAAAGGTAATATATTCGGTGGTGGTCAAACGGTTAAGAGATAAATATACTATACAAAGGAAACTACAATGGACTTTAGAAAAATATTAAAAACAATGCATGAATTAGATCCTACGAAGCCGGGTGAGGATTTACAGCGTTTTACGGCACTGGCAGAATCAACAGGAATTTCAATGGGAGCAGAAGAGGAACGCCCTAGTCCAGCGAACCCTACCGGCAAAGAAATTATCAATGAAGATGTTGAAGTAGTTTCCGAAAAAGCAGTCAGCAAGAAGCAACAGAAATTTATGGGAATGGTCCACGCAGCACAGAAAGGTGAAAAGCCTGCTTCCAAGGAAGTTGCTAAAGTTGCCAAGGACATGAAGAAGAAAGATGCTAAGGATTTTGCATCAACAAAGCACAAGGGTTTACCAGAAAAGAAAAAGGCCAAGAAAGAATCAGTTGAATTAGTTGATGACTTTGGTGAAATTGTTGAGGCTAAGAAAAGTGCCGCACAGAAAAAGGCGCAGGAAAAATTCAAGAATATGGTAAAAGGCAAGAAGGCAGATGACAAAGACTCGATGGACGAGTCGTCGGCTAAGCCAGATTATATCGATATTGACAAGGATGGCGACAAGAAAGAGCCGATGAAAAAGGCTGTTAAGGACGCTAAGAAAGGCAAGAAGAAAACCGTTAAGGAATCAGTGGAACCAAAAATGTCATTCATTGAAATGATGAAGTTGGTTCGTGAAAGCGGTGGACAACAGGCAATCGATCCTATGGACGATGTATTATGGACGTGGGCTAACAGAGTTGCTACTTCTAAAATCGAAGAAGGCCAAAAGCGTGAAATATTTGCCGCTATGGTATACGAACGCAATGGTGGACGTTTTGAAATGTATGACGTCATGGAAAAGGGATTACAGGAAGAAAAAAATATGTGTCCCTGCTGTGATTGTGTAGAAAGCAAGTGTACCTGTCCGGCAAGTTGTACCAAATGCGATTGTAAATAATTATTACCAAAATAAAAGAAAAGCCAGTTAATTAGTTGACTGGCTTTTTTTATGACTATATAATAGTAAACATTAACCAGGAGAACTTGTATGTCAAGAATTTACGGACCCGAAGAAAAGGCAAAACTAGAACGTCTTATTAAAGAAGGGTCAACAGTACTAAGAGAAGTTGAAGATCTAAATGAAGGTTTGAAGGATACCGTGAAAGCAGTAGCCGAAGAACTTCAAATTAAACCATCCATCATTAACAAAGCAATTAAAATCGCACACAAAGGCGATTGGTCTAGACACAACGAAGAATGGGATGAGATTGAAAGCATCCTAGGTATCACGAATCACCTTCCAGACTCTAAATAGGTGATATTTTGGAAAACTGTAAAATTTGCGGTAAGCCCATAGATAAGATGTGTCTGTGGTCTCCCTGTAAACTTCTTAGAAAATTAAACGAATCTAAATATGGAAAAAATAAAAAACTTTTGGATCGATAGTTATAAAAGCGATAAGATTGCCTTTATATGTGAACTGATCAGTTTTGTGTTCACAGTAACGGCTAGCATGACTCTGGCAATAATGGCCAAGAATCCAAACATGGCATTAGTTTATCCAGGTTTCTTTATTGGATCCTTAACAGCCATTTATGCTTATTATAGACGAGGTATTGCGTGGCCGATGTTGTTAACTACCTACTTTGCCTGTGTTAATGTATTTGGATTCGGGGTGGCTATTGGATTATGGTAAACTTACTCGAAAAAATAGAAACAAGATTAAATCATCTAGAGGAACTTCTGAAAGGACAGGCTCATATTGATAGACCTGAATATGTTAACGATGTGATAATATCAATATCCAAATTTTGGTCTACTCTAAAAGAAGAAGATCGAGATTATGTTCAGGCGGCCCAATACGCACTAGAAAACAAGGTAGTTTGGAAAACTAACGATTGACAATTATCTTGTAAGGCGCTATACTAAGATGTATGCATAAAAAAGCAAAGTTCAAGCGACATAAAAGTCAAAGAAAAGAATACACTACATTTGATGCAAAGATTCATGTTAAAACTCCCGGAGGTCACGGATTTGGAATGAAGCGTGGACTTAAAAATGGTGATGAATATTCCAATAGCGGAGTTCATCTAGCAAAAGTATTTGGTTGGGAAGTTCCTGATCATCTCAAACACATTCTAGAAAAAATAAATGGAAAATCAAAAAATACTATCTAACAATATTGGATTTGATGATTCTCCGGTTGATAGGATTTACGGTAGTCCGGCAGGTGGTGGAAATCTTAAATTAATACAGGCTGACTACACAGAATACAAAGGAAAGATTTTTAAGAAAACATTAATCCTAAAAGGAATAGATGGAAACAACTTTCGATCACATTGTTTTGTTACAGATGACGGTCGCTGGTTTGATCGAGCAGGCATTCCAATGTTAGCACCACCAGACACAATAGAAGTAGAAGAAGAAGATAATACAAATGAAGATTGATTCAATTCTAAAATGGGTAGCAACGGTAATCCTAATAGTAGGAACATTCGTTAATGCTACATTTCCTAATCTCTATCCACTAGGTCCGGGATTATTGGCACTAGGTGGTATTGTTTGGCTTATTGTTTCATTCATGTGGAAGGAACCTGCGCTTATTGTTACCAATGGGGTATTAACCGTAGTTGGTTTGGGCGGAATCGCTCTTTATTACCTCGCATAAGAGGAAATGAAGATATATAATATTGTAGAAGGTAAGGTCAGCCATAAAATGACTAGATTGGTATTTGTCAGCCACAAATGACATATAGGAGAACAGATGAGTTACATAGACGCCTGGTACGATCGTGACCAGGACATTATCAGAATAGTCGAAAGAGACAGTGAAGGAAAGAGACATTTCAAGGAATATTCTCCCCGACACATTTTCTATTACAAGGATCCTAAAGGAAAGCACACCAGCATTTATGGTGAAACCTTGGCTCGAGTAAACGCCAAAAACATCAAAGAACTTAGAAAAGAATTAGCCATACATTCAAATAAGAAATTGTATGAGTCTGACATTAATCCAATATATCGCTGTCTTGAGGACAATTACTTAAATTCGGAACCACCTAAACTCAATGTTGCGTTTTTCGATATTGAGGTAGACTTTGATCCAGAGCGTGGGTATGCTTCACCCGAAGATGCTTTCATGCCAATCACATCGATCTCTGTTCATTTACAATGGCTCAACTCACTAATATGTTTGGCCATTCCTCCCAAAACTCTTTCAATGGCTGAAGCACAAGAGTTAATCAAGGACATTCCGGATACTCATCTTTTCGAAAGCGAAGCAGATATGCTTAATGCGTTTTTAGATTTGATAGATGATGCTGATATTTTAAGTGGTTGGAACTCAGAAGGTTATGATATTCCTTATACTGTTAATAGGGTTACGAAAGTACTCAGCAAAGAAGATACTAGGCGTTTTTGTTTGTGGGGGCAATATCCTAAGAAACGTGAATACGAAAAATTTGGAAAAGTATCTCAGACATACGATTTAATAGGAAGGATACACATAGACTCTCTTGAACTTTACAGAAAATACAACTACGAAGAAAGACACACTTACAGGCTTGATGCCATCGGTGAAATGGAAATCGGTGAAAAGAAAACCGTGTATGAAGGAACCTTGGATCAGTTGTATAACAGAGATTTTAAGAAGTTCATTGAATACAACAGGCAAGATACCTCTCTATTAGAAAAACTTGATAATAAACTTAAATTTTTAGATCTTGCTAATACTATTGCTCATGAAAATACTGTGTTACTACAAACCACGATGGGAGCAGTGGCCGTTACAGAACAGGCAATTATCAACGAAGCACACAGGCGAGGAATGATTGTTCCTAACAGAATAAAGAGAGAACCCGGCTCTGATCCGGCGGCAGGTGCTTATGTTGCCTATCCTAAGAAAGGAATTCACGAATGGATTGGATCAGTTGATATTAACTCACTGTATCCGTCGGTCATTCGAGCTCTTAACATGGGGCCTGAAACAATAGTTGGTCAATTAAGGCAAGAAGGAACAAAAGCACACATTGAAGGACAAATGGCAAAAGGTAAATCATTTGCTGCCGCTTGGGAAGGAATGTTTGGATCTGTTGAGTATCTTTCAGTCATGGAAAGAGAAATAGGTAGAAATATTACCATTGATTGGGAAGGTGACGGAACATCAGACACCATTAGTGCTGCTCAGGTATATGATTTAATATTTGAAAATAATCAACCATGGATGCTCAGTGCCAATGGAACTATTTTTACTTATGAAACTGAAGGTGTAATTCCAGGTTTGTTAGCACGTTGGTACAAAGAGCGTAAAGAAATGCAAGCAAAACAAAAAGAAAGTTCTGCGGCTAATAATAAAATAGAAGAAGAATATTGGGCAAAAAGGCAGTTAGTTAAGAAGATTAACCTAAATAGTTTGTATGGTGCTATCCTTAATCCTGGTTGTAGATTCTTTGATAATAGAATTGGTCAATCAGTTACACTAACAGGAAGATCAATTACCCAACACATGGCGGCTCAAATAAACGAAATTATAACCGGAGAATATGACCATGTCGGTAAAGCAATCATCTATGGCGATACAGATTCATGTTATTTTAGTGCTTATTCAACGCTGAAACAGGATATTTCTAAAGGAACCATACCATGGAAAAAGGAGAATGTAATTGAATTATACGACACGATCGGTGAAGAAACCAATGCTACTTTCACAAAATTCATGTCAGAAGCCTTCCACTGTCCAAGAACCAGAGGTGAAGTCATCAAATCAGGTCGCGAGATTGTTGCTTCCAAAGGACTATTCATCACAAAGAAAAGATACGCAGTCCTCTACTACGACATCGAAGGAAAAAGAACAGACGTGGAAGGCAAGTCGGGCAAAATCAAAGCAATGGGCCTCGATCTTAAAAGGTCCGACACGCCAATCATAATTCAGGATTTCTTGAGCAATGTATTGGAAATGGTACTTGAAGGTAACGAAAAAGAAAGAGTTCTTGATTACATAACTGAATTCAGAACCGAATTTAAGGCACGACCTGGTTGGGAAAAGGGTTCTCCCAAACGTGCCAACAAGATTACAGAGTATAAAGCAAAAGAAACAAAAGCGGGCAAGGCTAATATGCCTGGACACGTTCGAGCAAGTATCAATTGGAATACACTAAAAAGAATGTACGATGACAAGTATTCAATGAATATTGTTGACGGAGCCAAGGTTATCGTTTGTAAGGTCAAGGACAATCCAATGGGATATACCAGCGTTGCGTATCCTGTGGACGAACTAAGATTACCTCAATGGTTCAAGGACTTACCGTTTGATGACATGGCTATGGAGAATTCTGTTATTGATGAAAAACTCAATAACTTAATAGGGGTATTAGAATGGGATATCAGTAATAC